GATGAAGCAGTTAAGCGCCTTAAAATAAGCAGAGACGAAGCGAGGAACCAATACGGCAAGTTTACACACGGTCAATGGAAAGAACTGTTACAACTATTTTAAAAAGGAACTATAATCAATTTTAACCATTAATACTAAAAACTATGGAAATTTACGGTATAATCAAAAAAGAAACTAAAAGAGTACCAATATTTGCAGGAATGCAGGCTAGTAAGATTAAAAAAGTAGGCTATAAAGTAATTGAGTTTACATACGACTGCAATCCAGAAGTAGAGGCAGACAAGATGCTAATTAGCACTAAAGAAATTAAAAGAGTAATTAACCCTTAATACATACAACTATGAAAAACTTAACTAAATCCGACCTGGTAAACATTGAAGCATTAAAAGCAGTATTAATAATGCTGAGTAATGATATTAAAGACGTAAAGGCAAAAGTAGATATACCAGCTAACAAGGCTGAAAAGATATTCGCTTTATACCGTCAAAAAGCCCAATTAATTAACAGCGCCGCCGACAAATACCCTCATATTAATTGGCTTAATGTAGCCCTAGGCGAGGAAACAAACTCAGAAAGGAGTTTAAAAGATACAGTAAGGATCAAAATAGAAACACGTTTAAACCTTAATTAATAATAGGAATTGTAATGATTTACACGATATTACCACAGAACAGTGTTATTGGTTACATGAAGTACAGTAATGAAAAACTAATAATAGGCTTTAAAAAGGCTAAAGGAGTAATTCAAGAAAGGAGCTATAATGTTAATATGCTTTTAGCTTATCGCTTGTTTTATAGCAAAACAGCCGCCGAGTGCCTTAAAACTTTTAACGAAATAAAGAAACTTTGCCCAGTAATTAACGTACAAGTACTATAAAATAACTCAAACTTGAATTATAAAACGGAAGTATAATCTTAAACAACTAAAAACATGGACAATAAAGATAAATTTATAATCGCATTAATAACAGCTTTATCAGTATCAGTAGCATTTAACGGATACCAAAAAGACAGATACAATATGCCTGAAGAGATAGGGTGCATAAGTAACAACCCAACAACTCCCGATACATTAACTGGATTTTCAGACGGCAAACAAATTCATATCCAATATTTAGGTAGACATAGATAATTTATAAGCGGAAGTATAATGCAAAGTAATAACTTGTATTTAAAATCAAATTCTACTTATCAAATTTCAATCCTGCTGATACTTTGTAACAAATCTAATACAATATACCATAAATACATTTAACCTCATTAAAATCAAATTAAATCAATATTAAGCCGCCGAGTGATATTTTACCATTAAGGGGTTAATGGTTCATGGGTTCATTAAAATACATAAGGCGGCTTTACTTAACTTTACTACCATGATAAAAGAACTTGACATAACAATAGACAGCGCCGAGCTTAATTGCTCAGTAAACTTTGAATATTTTAAAGACTCAGATGAAGTAGATATTAGAATCTATGATATTAAACATGGATCAATAGAAGTATCCGAACTACTCAGCGCCGAGCAAATAGAAGATATTAAATGGAAGTGCCAGGTGCATTATGAACAGCATAGTTTTGACTTTTGGGAGCAACGATACGAAGAACGTAACTCAGGACTTGCTAGAGATTAATTTATAAAGGGAACTATAATGGTTTTTTGAATACTATTGAATCTATATTTTCGAGTCCCCTAAAAGCTACATTAACATATACATTCTTTCCATTCCTTGCTATTATACCTGACTTTATTAGTCGGGTTATAGCTGTTCCTAATGTTGTGTAAGGTACATTCATCTCTTTCTGTATCCTCCTTCTGATATGCTTATCGAGATTAAACGGATTAAAGAGGTCGAATTTAATAAGGACTTTGATTAAGTTTATTTCCATATCCGCCGTGGTCCCGAATTGAGATGCTAAGAGTCTTATGAAAGCATCCTCTCCTTTTAATCTTATTACTTTGGACTTACGCTTACCAGTTTCCATATTTCTTTGTATATTCTTTAAATACTTTCTCTATATCATTACAATATTCTGTTAATTCTACTGCTAGTTTATCCGCCGAACTAAATTCTATAATATCTAAATACTCCTTATGTCTTGATGCTCTTGCAAACTTTCTTGGATTACTTGAATATACCATATAAGGATTAATCATAAACCTATTCTTACCTTTTATTCTTATTAACAGTCCTTTCTCTATTAAAGATATGAATGTCATGCGCGCATTGTCCCTCGAAGTTTTATACTTCACCTTATCTACTCCATATATCTCCATAGCTCTATCTGAAGCTTTATCAAACTGTTCTAATAGTGTAGTGGAGTATGTAAATACATTTACTTGGTCACTATATCCTACAAGCCATGTGAATAAAGCACACTCTGTAGTATCTAAGTATAGGAATATATTACAGTAATGACGAGTGAAGGCTTTATTTGTGGATTGATCCGCCAACTCCTGTTTAGGATATAACTGTTTTAAGGTTATAGTTTCTATTAGTTTAGTGTTGCCTGCCATTTATAACTCAAATTTGCATTATTTTATTCATATAATTACTATAAACCTATATATTTTGTTTTTTGGGTGGTTTTTACCCATTATCCTTTATTATGCTCAGGGGTGTTTTAGAGTTTAGATTATAATTAGCTTGGTATGGTTTTGATTAACTCCTTTTATCCAAACACAGTGCATATACTCTATACTGTCTGTTGCTCCTTTTAAGAAACTTATCCGCTTTCTGTGGACAAATGTTATTGATGGCATATTATCCTTCCAAAACTCAGCGCGTTCCTTTGAACCAAAAAAGTTTAGTCTTAATAACATAATCACATAACCGCCTTCTCTAACTTCTAATTGAGCTTTTTTAATAATTGGTACAGCTACATTGAATGGTGGGTTAGTAATAATTACATCCGCGCGGTCCATAATAGGTTCTGAAGCTATATAATCAGATTTAACCTTTGCTAAACTATCTTCTCTAATATCAATAGATTGTATATTACTATCATCCACTCCGTGTTTATTTAAACAATATGGATAGCTTGGTGGATTATATCCTTTAGACTCGCTTGATGGGTTTCCTCCAGCACAAGGATCTAAAAATTGCAATCCGCCTTCAAATGTTCCGTCTTGTAAAAACAAATGCGTTAATTCATTTGAATCATACATTGCTTTAAATAAATCAAAAATGGCCGCTGGTGGCGTTACATAATAATCACTTATGTGGTTATCTCTTGCGTTACTTCTATTTGTACTACTCATCTATCTTAGTTAGGTTTATTTCAAATTTATCTAGGAACTTATCTCTATCTCCTTTATATGCTTTTATTAATTGACTTATAACCATTAAATCATCCGCCGAAGCAGAAGTTATATTTTCTATTAAGTCTTTATAATCTCTCATCAGATTAACTGTAAACTCCTCTTCAACATCAAATATCTTAGGAAGTTCTGTTTTAAGCATCTTTTCTAACTCTAAAGCTAGTTCTTTTGAATGATGTTTAATCTGTTGTCTATACACAGGAGTATCCTTTAAATCCTCAAGATAATTAGATAGTAACTCAGAGGCTATTACCGTATTAGTGTAAGTGAATAGTTGTTTATCAGTCATAATTAAATATTAGATTCATCATTAACATCCTCTTTGCTATAACAGTCATCAAGAGATTCATATTCACTATCTTCATTAAACCATATCCAAAGTAAAGGAATAGATATAAATCCCATTATTAAAGCTATTGGCCATATCTGACACAATACCTCCCATATATAAATTAGTGTTTCCATCTTATTAATTATTAAGTGCAATACATATCAATACTAATATTCCTAATCCTATTACTATATTGGATTCTCTGCCAGATATAATCTCTATAAACTTATCTCTAATCATTTATAATTCAAGTTTGAGTTAAATTGTAGGTTCTTTTGAAGTAGGAATTAAATCTAAAATTACATAAGTGTGACACACGTTGCGAAGATAATTAGACACATCAGATAATTGATGTGTTGCAGGAAATATCAACTCATGTGTTTGGTCGTATGCCTTGAATATTACTTTTATTGATTTATTTGCTCCCATATTATTTTGTTCCATAAGTTAATGCTATTTTCTTTTGTAAGTAGCTAATGTAAAGATTAAGATTGAAATTATCCCAATACGCTGATTTAATTAATGTTTCTTCCATGGTTTTTATACGTTCTATTTGTTTAAAAGGTTACGTTCTGCTAATAATAATCCAAAATAACTTTTATCAAAAGCTTCTTTATTTTTCTTTTGCACATCGCGCGGATGTAATTTAGGAAATCTCTTTTTTCTATCTCTCACTTCACTCTTAGAATATTTAATTGATAATTCTTTCATAATTCGAGAATGTTTTAAATTGTTTTAAAATTAATTACTCTTTTTATTTTATTTGCATTATCAACAGTTGTTTGTAACATACTTCCCGAATAAGAACCAAACTTTATTTCTTTCCATAAAGATGAATATAAGTCAATCCATTGTACTTTTGTCATTGCTGGCATTCCGTCTAATATTTTTACTTTATTTTCCATGATTGTTATTGTTTGATTTATACACTTATACTATTAATCTATTAATAAGGTTACAATTAATTATTTAATTATTTACTTGTTAGTTAAGTTTGTTTGTTGAGCCTTTACTGCTAGCGTAAGATTCGAGCTTGTGAGCTAGGTAAAGGTAGGTGTTTGAAGACCTACTTTTACTCATCTGCTGTGGTTGAGTTCTCGCCCATCGCTTTTGGCTGACTAGCGGAAAGTGTTTTACATCCACTCTAATCATTTAAAAAGTTTTATTATTTATACTCGGGGCAACCTACTATTAGCCACCTACCTTTCGACATAAACTAATCGCACCCCGATTGTATCTCTATTTCACTATACGAAGCTATATTAAGGTTTAATAGCACACAACCACTTATGTAGTTGCCGTATCACCAATCGTATTTTATATTAATTATTTTCATAATCTTCTAAAAACACAAAACCCTACCAAATAAATTTAGCAGGGTTCACGGTAAGGTTTTGCTCGGTAAAACCGATTGTCTTTAGTATTAAGTTTTATTTCAATTATCAGAACCCTGCTAGAAGTAATGTATTGAAACATCTTTTGTTGCGATGACGGGACTCGAACCCGTGAACTTTGGATTATGAGTCCAACGAGGTAGCCAACTCCTCCACATCACGATGTAAAATTACAAATAATTTATTAATCTGCAAACTTTTTTAATAAAATATTTTTTTATTCAAAATACTTGTTGTAAATTTGACGCATGAAAAATACAAATCTATTTAGTCTTTCTTTATGTTATTCGTTATATACTAACGAAGAGGGACGATATTGATTTATAAATTATATAATATTAATCAAACCCTCTAACTAAAAACTAGAGGGTTTTTTATTTGCCCGTTTTGCGCAATTGGTAGTCGCGCCTTACTTAGGATAAGGATATGGTGTTGGTTCGAGTCCAACAATGGGTACAGTTCTTTTAAATATGCGGTTGTGGTGAAATTGGTAGCACACGTAGGACTTAAAATCCTATGCTTAGGCGTGAGGGTTCAAGCCCCTCCAACCGTACAAAGGAAAGCTAAATAGTCAGGTGACTATAATTGTTTGCTAAACAAATTGCTCTGAAAGGAGTGGGTTTCGAGTACTCAGTTTTCCGCACAAGCGTTGTTAACATAGTGGTCTATGTGACGGTCTGAAAAACCGTAGATAATGGTTCGATTCCATTACTTCGCTCAATGGCTAGTAACTCAAATGGATTGAGGTTTGTCTGCAAAACAAAAGTAGTAAGTTCGATTCTTACATTAGCCTCTTGGAAGGTGTCCGAATGGACGAGGAAGCAGTCTTGAAAACTGTTGGCTGTAAAAGGTTTGTGGGTTCGATTCCCTCATCTTCCGCAAATTGAAGTGATGGTAATTTGGTAAATCAGCAGACTGTAAATCTGTCGTCTAGGCTAAGTAGGTTCGATTCCTACCACTTCAACTTAAAATATTATTAAAAAATAATTCAACTTTGAGTTAAAAATATTAAATTTACACAAGCTTTCAAATTTGTGGTGTTACTGATTTAAAAGATTATTTCTTGTTTTTGTCCAGCAAAGCCCTCGTTATTCGGGGGTTTTGTTATTTATTTTAATATTTATGTAACCTTATAAAACTTATAACGTACAAAAGGTATAATTTAAAAACAAAACGCCATGAAATCAATCACAATTTTAGTAATCGCATTATTATTAACTAACTGCGATAAAAAGAAAAAAACAGTTCAACCAACAACTCAACAGTCAACCACAAAAGTATGGTGTATCTATTCAAACTTTAATGGCAACAAGGCATATTTATACTGCGCTGCCACTGAACAAGAACGAAATACTAAAATGCAAGAATACTCGCAACCAGGATTAACTTTATATCCTACAACAGAACAAAAAAATAGTTGTGCGGAATGTCAATAATAACTGTAACCTTTATTTTTTATTTACGTTAAACAGTATAAATCAAAACAAACATGAAAACTAAAACAGAAGTAGTAAGTAGTCAAATAAAGTCATTAGAATACGATACAGAGACTAATACTCTTATCGTAACATTTAATCAAGGTAAGAAATACGAATACTCTGATGTATCCGCAGAAGAGTTTAGAAAGTTGATTGAGGCGGACAGCATCGGAAAACACTTCAATATGTTTTTTAAAGGAGTATATCCTTACAAACAGATATAATTTATTACTTTTACAATCGGGGAAACCTATCGTTCTTTATATTGTTTGTTTAACAACTATCAGCAGACCTCGTGAAACTACTTAACAGTGGATTTATTAAGACAACGAGTAATCTGCTGATAACCGTGGAAGTAAGTCTCAGTGGCTAGAGCTTGGGGAAAAACCCGCCAGTGCATAGGTTCGAATCCTATCTTCTACACAAATTGTCTGATGGTGTAACTGGCAACACGACTGATTTTGGTTCAGTAGAGTCTAAGTTCGAGCCTTAGTCAGACAACGAGCTAGTTCGAGTCTAGTCGCTAACCGAGCGTCATAATGACGGCAAGGACATAAAAAATCCTACAGGGCAGGTTTGACTGATGGAAAGACATCAAATATTAAAGTCCGTTTGACGACTCGGCGGATGAAGAAGAAAGACTGCAATACCTAGGTAAGTTGTAGTAATAGAGTCGTAGTATTAAAACCATGGCGGTGGTAAAAAGAAGTGATAATGGGTATTAGAAGTATTTGCCTCATACGTTTAAAAGTTTGCTCTATCAAACTGCTATCTTTTTTTAACTCAACTTTGAATTATTTTCTATAATAATCGTAACCTTTCTTATTCAATCATCGTATAACCTTTTAAATTAATAATCATGGAAAAGTACAAACACAAGAAAACAGGAATCATTGTAGAAATTGGAGTAAGTAACAAGAACTATTACTATGCTTATAAAGAATGTGAAGCTATTGCCAAATGGGTAGTAGAAGATTCTTTAGATTGGGAAGAAGTAAAAGAAGAATCTAATCCATGGCATATAGAAAAGAAACCTAAAATATACACTACTACTGACGGTGTGGATATGTTTGAAAAGAATTTTACTGTATTGTATTTACTAAGTAAAGAATTAACTATTCCATCACAAAATATTGTTGTTGTTCACAGTTTCTCTAAACAAGATAGGGAAGTGGCGGATAGATACTTAACGTTCACTTCAGAAGAAAACAGAGCTAAATATGTAGACGAAAACAATCCTAAATATAGTTTGGCAGACATTGAAAACTGTTACCCTCATGCTAATGTTACAGGTAACAGAATTAAAGATATTCCTGTAGTAGCAGCCTTATTCAGTAATCTTAAAAAATTAGGTAAGTAGTATATGGTAAAGAACTTGCTTATATCATTCTAATTCCTTATATTTGTGTCGCTCAATCACTAAATGAAAACATTTAAAATAATCCCGCCCATTACATTGTCCATAGCTAACAAGCGGTGGTTGAGCCTTTGTCTTGGCGCGGGTGTTTTTTAATTATGAAACTTATACCAAATTATGAAGACTACCTTATTTCAACAGATGGAAAAATATGGTCAAATAAAACAAATAAATATTTAACTCCGAAATACGATAAGGCAGGATATGTAACAATTACACTTTACAAAGGAAGTAGAGATAGTAGAAAAACATTAAAAATACATAGATTAGTAGCTATAACTTTTATACCTAATCTTGATAACAAACCTCAAGTTAACCACATAAACGGAATTAAGGATGATAATAGAATTGAAAACTTAGAGTGGAATACATCTTCAGAAAATAATTTCCATGCTTTTAAAATTGGACTTAAAGTAAATAGTGAAAATAATAGAAGATTAGCGGGGATAAGATGCAAGAAATTAGCTGAAATAAATTCTTTAAAAGTACGATGTAAGATTACTGGAAAAATATATAAAAGCATTACAGAGGCAGCAAATTTAATAGGAGTCAGTAAAAGTACTTTGTCAAAACAATTAAAAGGAATAAATCCAAATACAACAACGTTTGTTTATGAATAAAGAACTATATCCATATCAAATTAAATGTCATGAAGCTATAATAAGTAATTACGATAGAGATGTTATTAACCAACTTATTGTGCTTTTTACTGGAGCTGGAAAAACATTTATATTAATAAAGCTACTTGAGAGAATGGGTTTTAAACGCGTACTCTGGCTGAGTTTCCAAGAAGAGTTGGTATCCCAATCGGCAATGGCTTTTATAGCAGATAAGTTTGATGATTCTTTTTATAACTACGTGAATGAAATAGGGTTTCTTAATTATGTAAAAGATAGTGACTCTAGGTTTTCTCTTAAAGGCTTCAGTTTAGGTTGTATAAAGGGAGATATATTTAAACCTGATGCCAATGTAGTAATGGGTAGTGTAATGACGGTAGCGAAGAGATTAGATAGGATAGCACCTGATTTTTACGATTGTGTTATCTGTGACGAGGCTCATCTTTTCGGCTCAAAATCTGCTTATAGCGTAATATCCCACTTTAAACCTAAATTATTACTTGGATGTACCGCAACACCAACAAGAGTTGACGGTGTTATGATGGGAGATATTTTTGATGAAATATCATTTAATTATGGGTTACATGAAGGTATTAAAGATGGGTATTGTACAGAGCTTGATGCGATAAGAATAACTACTAACGTTTCATTAGATAATGTAAAGACAACGGCTGGAGATTTTAATCAAGGCGACTTATCTCATCAAGTAGATACTCTTGCTAGAAACCAATTAATAGTTGATAAATGGAAAGAACACGCTAACGGAAGACAAACAATAGCTTTTTGCGTAAACATTCAACACGCTATTAATTTAGCAGAAGCGTTCCAAATGAATGGCATTAATGCAGTTGCCGTTAGTAGCAATGAAGAATTAACTCCTGATAGAAGTGAAAATATAACTAAGTTTAAAGAGGGTAAAATACAGATAATTACCAATGTTGGAATATTAGTTGCAGGATTTGATCATAAAGACACTGGATGTGCAATCATGGCAGCTCCAACAAAATCGTTAACTCGCTATCTTCAAAGTATTGGTAGGGCAGCTAGGTTAAAAACTAAAGGATTTGTAGAGAAGTTTGGGCAAAACGCTATTATAATTGACGTAATTGACGTTACAAATAAACATAGCTTAATTAATTGTTGGGAGTTGGATAAAAAGAAAGCTATTGAAGATAGAACTTTTACTACTCAAGAAAAAAAAGATAAACTGTTAGCGGATAGATTAGCTAAGAAATCAATTTTAGAACATACTAGAGATAAGGACGAAAGAATTAAATTATTATCTCTACCTCCCGCTAAACAATTTGGATGGAAGAAAATGCAAGAAGCGGCAACATCCGCACAATTAAAATACATATCTGATTTAGGACACGATATTCAAAACAATACTTACACTAAACAGCAATGCGCGGATATTATATCTTTAGAGCCTTGTAATAAAAAAGAGTTAGAATATTTGAAATCTAAAGGATATGACACTACATTTGCTACAAAAGGGCAATATGGCACAATTTACTACGAATTAGAAATGAAGAACAAATGGAAAAAGAAGTAGATAAAACAAAAGTATGTTATATCTGTAAGAAACCTACAGAGTATAGCCTACATCCAGTATTTACTTCTGACATGGTAATTATCAAAGGAATAAAACAATGCTTTAAATGCCTATCAAATAACTATAAAAACAAATAAATATGAAAAACAATCCAACAACAGGAAAACGCAAAGAGGCGGATGCTCCAACAAACTTAGTAATAGAAGGTTCTATTGACTATAAACTAACTATATCTAAAAAAGGATATGAATTAGAAACTAAGAATAGTATTGATAATGATTTAGCTGCCATGTTACACGCAAGAGGAATAATAGAAATGTATAAAAAAGACTCTGAGATGACTAAAGCTCATCCTATTTATAAAATGATGAAGCCTGACAAAAGAAAAGAATTTAATAGTAAGTACGATAAACTAATTCACGCATCTTATATTATAGAGAAATTATCTGGAAAATTATTAGAAAATGCTATGATAGCTATTAACAAAAAAGATTAATGCCATGAAACATAAACGCGAACTTAAAATTTACAACGGAAGAGTAAAAGTATATGTAGATGGATACGTGATGTTTTCTTTTAATCAAATTGACTTTTTAGGTTATTATGCTTATAAGGACGATACTTCACTCTATGGGTTGGATATTTACTTACTAAGAGAAAAAGCGGGTGCGTCCACGATGGAAATTTACTTTAAAACTAAAGAGAATTGGCTTGAGATGCTTAAATTACTTGATACTCATTTGTAATTTAATTATTTTGAAAATAAACGTAACCTTTTAAATTTATATACGTTTAAATAGATAAATAACGGTTGAGGCTAAAAGCAGTTGCCTATTAACAAATACTGCTTGATAACACGCTTAGTGGCAATTGCTTTTTAGCCTTTGTTATAAGCTGTAAAATAAAATTTGAGTTATGGAAACAGAAGAACAACGTAAGAGCAGAGAGGATTTAAAAGCATTATTTAAAGAGCCATTTAAAAACTTTGGAGGGTTAATATTTTGGATAGTAGTAATTATTATTTGTATGAAATGCTGTGCGTAGGCAATTTTATTTTATTGCTTATAACGTTTTGCAGATACACGCTGTGAGCGTTGGAATGAGGGAGGGAAAATAGCGTGTATGTGCTGTTATAGGTAGTTGCTCTGCGTTGGCATTAAAAGGATTATTAACAATTAAAAAATAAACAGATGAAACCAAACATTTTAGTATTTGATGTAGAAAGCACGAATTTACACGGTGGCGGATTTGCCGTTGGTGCTATTGTAGTGAACAGAGGTGGAACAGAAGTTGACCGCTTTGAATTATTAAGCAAAGAGGGTGAAGCCCTTGCAAACGATTGGGTAAAAGGCAACGTAATACCACATTTGCAGGATATGGCATGGTGCAATACTGACCGTGAATTACGTGATGCTTTTTACGAATTTTACATGAAGCACAAAGACACTGCCGAGATTTGGAGCGACTGCAATTTTCCAGTAGAAACAAACTTTTTGAGCGAAATTGTAAAAGATGATTTTGAAGCAAGGCAGTGGAATATGCCATATCCGTTAAAGGACATTAGCACCATTGTAGATATTGATTTAGACCGTGTAAAAGAGTGCGGAATTAAAGATTTACGGAAGCATAACCCATTAGATGATGCAAGGGCTTCTGTTTATTTTTTACTCAAAACTTTGGAGTGCGGTGGATAAGCAATTACCTATAACGTTAAACGGCTTTGCGATGGTGGGGTTTCAAGGCACAAATGTTAAACCCACAAATAAACTTAAATAAAAATACAAATGACCAATAAAGCACAAAATCCCCACTATTGCAAAACCGATGTTATAAGCAGTTGCGATTGCTTAGTAGGATTTCTTAGCGGAGAAAAAGTAAACAAATCTACTATTGATTATGAAGTAGAAAGGATTGTAAACATTCAACCAACTTTCAAAAAGTATGGCTTATTGAATGGAGAACCACAAACTAAAAGTCAAATAGTAGATGGTAGAAAAGGATATTTAAGCAGATTTGTTTACTGTCCTTATTGTGGCGAAAAAGTCAATTGGAAGCAGGTTCTTAGCAATTGCTTATAACGGTTCGGGGCTATAAGATAGTAAAACCCCTAAGTGCGGTGGGGGATTTCATCGCACAAAAAATAAATACAAAGTAAAATGGAAAAAACGCTGACAAACACAACAGCAAGCCAAGCAAAAGACAATGTGAAAGACATTATTTTTTGGGGCAACGGGGACACCTTCAAGCTAATTAGTAAAGCATCTTCGGTTACAGAGGGGTGGATGAAATCATCTAAAGCAATGGAGATTGAAGGTGTTGGATGTGTAGTGCAAGTTACTACCCAACAAGGAAACAATGTTGCGGAGGCTGTAACTTTTGTGCCTAATGTAAAAATTGAGGAAACAAAAGATGCAGAAGGTAAAGTAACTGCACGAAAGTTAGTAGCACTTTAACTACGAAGCGGTGCGTGGCAGGGGTTTTATTTCTTATAGCCCCTGTTATGGCATCGTTTTAATGTGCCATAACTATTATATGTAAACTACCCTTTAAACTAACAGCAAAATCAATACTCTTTAATTAAAAAATCGAAAATATGAATTTAGAAAAGTGGATAAATAGATATAAAACTGATTGTGCTTTAAAGTATAAT